TAGGTAATGTTCGTTTGGATGTAGTCACTAGAGGCAGAAGATAATGGATTTATCCTCACAACGTCAATACATACAAAGAGCAATTAATGTTAAGTATTCTTTTGCTGCAACTACACAACAAACCATATACACAGCACCTAGTGGCGGTGATTTTGATTTTGCAATTGTTAAAGATTTTATAGCTTGCGATCATGGTAATCAGCAAACCGATTTAGATGTATCTATAACCGATACCAGTTCTAATGAGTTTTTTATATACAAAGAACACAACATAACAGCACACGCTACCGAAGAATTGGTGCTTGGTTCGGGGATCATAATTCAGCAAGGCGAAATAATAAAAGCACAAGTAAACCATGCCAACATAGATTTGGTTTTAAGTATTATAGAATATGCAAAAGGCGACTAATAAAGTTGTTGATTTATACCCACAGCAAGAACTTGAGCCGTGGGAAATAGAATGGAAAAGATGTAAGCCGTTACTTGTAAAGGCGATGAAGTATCAAGACACCTATACAATTGACGACATAGAAGATAAAATAAGAAACGGAATAGCCTTTTTATGGCCCGCCGAGGAATCCGTCATAGTTACTGAATGTGTTGCATTTAGCCAAAAAAATATCATGCACATCTTATGTGCAAGTGGCAAATACGAAGAAATAGAACAAATATATAAATGTATAGAACAACACGCAAAAGAAATAGGCATAAATAAAATTACATTAATAGGCAGAAAAGGTTGGTTTAGAAAAATAAAACATTTAGGTTTTAAGCCAGAATACCTAGTTAGCAAAGATTTATAAGAGGAATAGAAATGGCAGCAGCATTACCAATAATAACAACCGCTGGAAAAGTAGCTGGAGCAGCTGGTGCTGTTAAAGGTTTGATGGGCGGTGGAAGTAGCACAGGTCAAACTCAAGCATCAATGATGGTTGACCCACAAACTCAAGCAATACAAAGAGATTTATACGAGAAAGCACAAGCTGCATCACAACAACCTTTTGTACCCTACACAGGGCCAATGGTTGCTGGTTTCTCACCAGATCAGTTAAGAGCATTTGGTGCTACCAGAGGTATGTTTGAAAGAACTCAAGCACTCGATCCTGTTGCAAGGTTAAGTGAACTGGCTGGACAACCAGCACCTTCTTTATTGGGTGCAGACATCAGTGCATATCAAAGCCCATTTACTTCTCAAGTTATAGAACAATCCATGCAAGATATTCAGCGACAAGCAGATATTGCTAGAGGCGGTGCGCAAGCGCGGGCAATCGGTGCGGGTGCATTTGGCGGTTCTCGATCTGCTTTATTGGAATCTGAGGCACAAAGACCTTTTGCAGAGGCTATGGCAAGAACTGCTGCGGGCTTGCGTGAGGCGGGCTTTGGTAGGGCGCAGAGGGCAGCAGAGTCAGACATTGAAAGACAAATAGCAAACAGAAGGTTTCAAGCAGACTTACAAAGAGGTTTGCTCGGTGAACAGTATCGTGGTTTAGGTTTGCTAGGTGGTATTGGTGGTCAACAGCAAGCGTTGCAACAGCAAGCGATAGCGGCAGCTAGGGGTGAGTTCCAAAGAGCATTAGATTATCCACAACGACAACTTGGATTACTGGCAACTGGTGTGAGTGGAGTTACGCCAAGCGTAACAGAAAGAGAAAGATACACACCAGGTATATTTGATCGACTGTCCTCTGGATTAGAACTGTATGGACAAGCACAACCATTTTTAGGTAGTTTGTTTAGTCCTCAACAACCTTATGTATTACCACCAGACGAAATAGGCAGAGGTGAATTTTAATGGCAATACGAAATTTACAAAACTTCTTACAGAGTTTAGGTCAAAGAGTAGGCACAGGTTTTGAAAGAATGGGTGCAACTACTGACCCAACATTATCTCCAGAGGCACAACGATTAGCTGGCATACAAAATCTTAGCCAAGCGTTAAGACGTACTGGTGCTACTTTGTCTGGTGATCCACAAAGAATGGCGCTGCAAGCGCAAGAAGATGAAGCGTTAAGACAGAGAAGGTTAGCAGAAGATCAAAAAAGAAGATTAAATCAATTTTTAGCTTCCCCAGAAGGTGCAAAATATCGAGGTATGGGAGAGTTACTTGGCACTCAATCATTACCATTAATAGCGCAAGACGTTTTTAAGGGTGAATCACAGAGAAGAATAGTCAAAGGTGCAGATGGCTTTAATTATTATGAAGATACAGGAGAAAGAGTTTTTCCTAGTGTTGATAAACCACCAAAAGGTGCTACTAATGATCCATTACGAACAATAACTGAGGGCGGAAAAGTTGTAAAAAATGTTAGAGATAGTGAATTAACAACAGAAGAAATACTAAAAATAAATCAGAGTGGACAAGTTATACAACCATTAGGATTTACTGAAAAATTTGAAAGTAGTAAAGATGTAGATTTTGCACCAATAAAATCTAAATATTTAGCCACACAAAATATTATTATTAAAACAACCGAATTAGCACAAAAATTTGCTAATGAACCTACTTCTGCTTTAGCTATTGGCCCAGTTACAGAGTTTGTAGATAGTATCATACAAAATATAGATGCTGCTGGTGATTTGTTATCTAATGCACAAGATAAAAAAGCGTATAAATATATGCAAGAAACAAGCACTTCACTAGAAGGCAAAGATTTTACTGATGCTATACAACAAGCATCTAAAGCATCTGGAGTAGCGGGATCAAGAATCAGAGATTTAGCTTATTTATTTGCAGCAGCTAGAGGGCAAGAGGGTAGAGGCTTATCAGATAAAGATTACGAAAACGCATTAAAAATTGTTACTGGTGGTGTCGGTGTTGCTGGCAGAAGCGCGGTATTAAAAGATGTTGCTGATGGTTTGCGAAGTGAATTTTACAGAGATATAGATTTTGATATTGCTACAAGCGAAAATAATGATTATGTTAATAAATTAAAAGCATTACCAGAATTGCCATCTTTTGCATTTCCAGTATCAGCACAACAAACAACAACCGAAACATCTGACGGAAAAAAGAGAGTTAGAATCACACTTTGATTAACGGTTAATAATATGGCTCA